CTATCATTCAATCACCACCCATCTGTAACCACCAGATGTGTGTGTGTCTTTTGCCAAAGCCCAATCAATGGCCTGTTTTTTAACTCCAATGCTGTTGGCTGCTTCAGTAATGGAAGCAAATACGCCCAACACCTTCCCGGAAACAGGATCGACCTTTGCAACACGCTTTCCGTATCTTTCGGTTTTAGTTTCTTTTATTTTTTCATTGTGTGTACCGTATTTGTTATTGTAGCAAACAGTACACCATTCAAGGTTTTCTGCCAAGTTGTTTTGCTTGTTTTCATCCTTGTGATTTACGCAAGGAAAAGAAAAAGCGTTCGCAACGAACGCTTCAGCAACCAGCCTATGAATGTATGAAGTTTTCTTTTCGCCGTTTTCTTTCAAGTCTGTAATAAGATATCCCGTTTTTGTTTCTCTGACTGACTTCAATCGTTTGGTGTGTATATTCCTGACCTTGCCAGTGTTTGAAACCTCATACCGTGTATAACCCTTTACAGGCTTCCATTGTTCGTTCGCAATCATGCCAACTTACCTTCCTTTCAATCCTCCAAGTTTTCCTCACCAGAAATAACAACAGGCAATGCACCGTTCACATCAACCTTGTCCGTGTAAAGGCCATACCGTTTGCCCAACAGTTCAGCAGCTTTCAGCCTGTCCTTTTCAGACGGTTCCTTCAGCACTGTCCGGGCCTTTGAGCAACCCAGGCCAGTCCCTTCAACCACAATTTCTGTGGACTGGTTTTCTCCTCTCAGAACCGATGTCAGATAGCGTAACACTTCGTCCTGATCTGCAATCAATGTCTTTTCTTTTTCATCCATGCGATTTTTGAGGAATTCTTTGACCATAGTATTTTGTAGTAATTTGGTTGTGTTTGTGTGTGCGTAATGTTTACTATACCCGGCTCTGATTGCAGCCTGTGTAGCATTCAGGTCAATCAAGTATTCATCACAGAACCGCCTTTGTTTTGCCGTAAGCTTTGCCACAATCATCACCTTCCTTCTTTGTGACTCCCCGCCCCCACCAGCGAGGAGGTAATCCCGCAAGCCCCTATATAATAAATAATGTCTTGCTCTCCTGAAATGTCCTGACCTTAGTCCGCTTGCATTGCATAGGCGTGGCAGGCTCTATCCATAGAAAAAGCCCAACAGGCTTGGCCTGTCAGGCTATTCTTTGACACTATCATTATATCACTCTGCAAGAGGAACTAAAAGGGCTTGTTTAAGCGCCTTCCTCTTTGTTCATTATCTTCCCGAAAACATTCAGCGCCCTGCCATGTAAACGGCGAATCCAACGATATGTATAATTCATTGAAACAGCTATCTGTTCCAAAGACTGGTATTCAAAATACCGCTTGTGCAAAATCTCATAGTATTCTGCCCTTGTCACCTTGCCAAGCTTCGCAGCAGCTTCCCGCTTCAGGTCAACAAAATGGTCAATGTCCCTGTTAAGTTCTGCTTGCAGATCCGTGATCTTTGCAATGGCGTTCCCAATCTTGTCCTGGCTACCACTGCCAGACACAACATCAGTCTTCAGAACAGGTGTGACCCGTGTAATCAAAGCGTAAAGGTCATCTATTTCCCTTTGCTTTGCATCAATGATGGTGTCATACCTTTTGATGCTCAGTAAGTATTCTTTTGCGCTCTCCATTGCTTCACTCCTTTCACAGTTCTACAAGGTCACGCATTCGCCAGTTCTTTGCCATGTCTTTTTTAAGGTTGATGCAATAGCCACCAGCCTTTGACCGTTCGGCAATGCGTCCTGCCACAGCTTCATCAATGTCCAGCAATTCAGAAAGTGTTCTTTCACTGCTGATGATGGTGATCAGCCCAGTGTTGTTGTATCTATGGTTAAGGATCTCAAAGGCAACATCAATATCAGCTTTGGTTGGTGGAGCAACCTGACCGTCAGGGCCTTTGCCCACTTTGAATAGGTCATCTATGTAAAGAACAGGGGTTTCTTTCAGTTCCTTCAGAATCTTGTTATACTGTTCAGGTTCCGTGATAAGCGCCTTGATTCGCTTGATTTCTTCCAACCAAAGCATGTACCGGGCATCCTTGCCCTGCTTGATGCAAGCCACAGCTATTGCCGTGCAGATGTGCGTTTTGCCAGCGCCAGACTGACCGCCAATATAGAACCAGTCATGTGCCTGATCCGTGCAGAACCGCTGTGCCGTTTCTTTGATGGTCTGCTGCCACTTATCAGGCGCTTCATATTTGTCAAAGGTGTATTCCTTGACAACATTTTTCAGGCCAGATCTATTCAGCCTTCTGATGGCGTTTCTGACCTTGTTGCACTTGCAAGGAACCAGGGCTTCACTGTAATAGCCAAATTGGTCATTGTACTTTACGATGGAGATATTGCCCCTGTTTAAACACAAGGGGCAGTTATATCCATCTTCTTCATTCAGGTTGCCAACAGAAGCATTGTATATATCGGCTTTCGCCTGTTCATACTGTTCAGGGGACAGTGTATCAAAGCCATGTGCCAGTGCCTTCAACGAATCTGGAAGAGCACTCATTATTTGTTCCATAGCTTGCACCTTCCTTTCGTGTTCTTTCGTTTAGATAGCCTTCAAACTTAGGGCCAAACAGCGTTTCAGGTCTTAGGAATTTACTCATTTTAGGATCATTCACCCATGCAGCGCACTTCTTTTCAATGACCGTCTTGAAGTCATCCAAGGTGAACCCTTCCTGAAGCCTTGCATGGATTTTGTCCCTGGTATTCTTGGTGGAGGAACGATAGCTTGTCCCTGCCTTTTCGTTCAGAAAAGCAACAATAGCTTTATATATTTCTTTATCTTCTTCTTTATCTTTATCTTCTTCTTTATCTGAAACAGCGACATCAGACGATGTGTCAGACGATGCGTCAGACGATTCACCAATCAGCGCCCTTTGCGCTGCCCGTCTTTCTGCCTGATACAGCCTGTCCCGCTGTTTCTTCTTCTCATAGGCATCCAAAGACTGGTGCTTGTTCCAATTGGGAATAGTGATCACATTGTCAACGATTTCCACCATGCCAAACTGTTCAAAGACCTTCAGCGCAAGCCTGATGGTGTTCACTTCACGCCTGAAGATGCAAGCCAGCATTTCATCAGTATAAGCAATCCTGTTGGACATCAGGAAAACCCCATCATTGTTCTGCTTCCCGGCAAAGGCCAGCAGCTTGAACCAGATAACAATAATGCTGTCTGCTGAAGGCATTGATTCAATCATCAGAATCTTTTCATCATCAAAGATGTCAGTTGTGATCTTTATCCACTTCACATCTGCCACTAGGAATCACCCCCTTCCTTTTATCCATCCAAATGAAGTTCATGCTGCTTGCCTTGTCATGGTAGTTTTCAGAAGCAAACTTCATGGCTTCAATCATCGTGTCAAAGGTATAAGTTCTCAGTTCACCGCTTTTCAGGAAGATGTTCACCCAAACCAATGCCATCACTCCTTTTCATGGCAGCTTCATAGGCCATCTTTTTGCAGTCATCCAGTTTGGCATGAACCCAAGGGGCATGACTGCCACACTGACATTCATACCTTGCAACCGTCATGCCCTGGGAATAGGTCATTTTCTGCCCACAATAGGGGCATCTAGGCGCTTCCTTTTCTGCCATCATTCATCCTCCAATTCAATAATGGTCATGATCGCATAGTTTGCCAGATCCATCAGGGTGTCAGTGATTGATTCATCCTCCACCTGGGCCTTGTTCTTGGTCAGGGATTTCAGACGGTTCAGTTTGTCTTCTAAACGAATACAAGCCATTGTCATGCCGTATTCCTTGAAGCTTTTGCTGAAGCTATCACCATAATCAGCATTCTTGCGTTCATACAGAATGTTCAGGCTTTCGCAGATATCGCAATGGTGTGAAATCTTGCTCATTCGCTCCACCTCCCCGCCATCCAACCAAACACATAGGCTATCAGCACAAGCAGAAGAAGGATCTTTGTGTCAACCATTGTCAGTCCTCCTGTTCCAGGTTTCAGCAGCCAAAGCCCTTGACTTTTTATCCTCCGTTCTGCACCGACAAGTACGGCACATTACATACCGATTGCCCCACGAATCAGCGTCATACATGCCAACATTCTTGCTGCCACAGAACGGGCAGGGTTTCAGTTCAGCCATCCGTCAGCCCCCCATTCCAGCACGCAAAGCAGTAATCAAAGCTCCGGGAATCCACATCAAAAACCACAGTAAGTTATCACACACAAAGGAAAAAACAACGCCGAGGAAAAAGCAACAAGCAACGGCAATGATAGCAAGCACTTCAAGAGCAGCTTCCCAATCAAAGTTTTTAAACATCGTTTCATTCCTCCTTAATAGCCACAGCAATCAGCCAATCAAGCACTTCCAGTTTGTTTTGAAGTTCACTTATTTCTTCGTGTCTATGCCTGGGCTTGTCTTCAGCCCTTGCAAGGGAAAGCTTGGCATTTTTTTGTTCCTTGTACAG